ATACCTTCTCCACCATTGAAACTGGTTGTAGTTCTTCTTTTCTAGTTTAGACAACTCAGCCTCTAGAAACTCTCTAGATTGTAGTACAGGAAATAACATAACTTTTACTTTAGTAGGTTAATAGTGATTACAATACATTGTAATATAATAGCAAATATTGCAATTGTTACAGTTAAAAAGTAAGTGATGTTTTCTATTTTTTCTCTCATAACTTTTATTTAAACATGTTGTAGTGTCTTGGATAAATGTGCAAATTGGTAACAAACCAATGCATCTCACCAATAGGGTACTTAGTCTTACGTGATACATACTCCATTAGTTTAGCGAACGTGTATTGATCATTACAGAAGCCAAATACAAGGTCAATAGATCTAGCGAACACAGTTAAGTGTAACTTGTCATCTTTGATATAGAAGTTAAGTACGTCGTTACATGGTGTGTCGTATTTGTATCTATCAAGCTCGTGTAGTATGTAATGTACAACAATAGCACGACGTGTTTCTTTGTTTAGTTTAAGGTCATCGATAACACGCTTAAGCTGATCATTGTACTTCCAGAAGTAGCCATAGTTAGAGTTTACTTCTGTAGTAGTTGGTACCATCATTTGTTTCCAGATCTTGGCACGCTCACTTATTTCACTAGCGTCACGATTACCTTCTTTGTACCACTGCCATTCGTAGTCAGCATAGTCTTGATTAAACTTACGCTCAGGTGTAGTCACAACTTTGTCTTGTGGATTAAGTAGTGTAAACGATTGATTGAACAATGCTTTAGTGCCAGCAAAGTCTACACCATCTGTAATAATGTCTTGGAACAATAATTGAAAGGCATCAGTTGCGTTATTGTACTTCATACTTATCTACTTCAATAAATTGTTTAAGAAAGTCTACTCCTTCGAGGTTTCTGTACTGATCCAAATATACAACACGTTTGATTCCGGATTGCAGTATAAGTTTAGAGCAGTCTATACATGGAGATAAAGTTAAGTATAAAGTAGAGTCGTCTACCGAAGTACCATTCTTGGCTGCCTTTAAAATAGCATTACACTCTGCATGAATCACTTCAGTCTTAGTCTCTAGTCTGTATTGTCCTAATTGATCTTTATAAGGCCAAGTCTCTTCTATAGTATCTACGTCTATCCAACCTGATGCGTCATAAGCCATATATAGTTTCTTCTCACAACAATTATCCATACCTTTAGGTGTACCGTTGTAGCCAAAAGATATGATGTTACCGTCTTTAACAAGAACTGCGCCGACTTTTGATCTAGCGCAGTGTGATAAAGTAGCAACTTCTTTTGCTGTGTTTATGAATACAGTGTCTAACTTATTCATTTGATTATTAGTTATTGTGAATCAAATACCTTGCCTACACGCTTAATCATCTTAGCTCTAGGGCTATTTTCTTGCCCTTTAGGTTCCTCAGAATTTTTAAGCTCTTTGATAGTAGCTATTATAAACACTATAAATAGTATAGACACAACACTTGACAAAACTATAATATCCAGATTCTGCATATTATTTCTTTTTACTGTTAAAGTAGTTTAATAGTCCAAGAATAGTTGGAGGCCACAAACCAATAAAGATTGCTTTTAAAGGATCACCATGTGTAAGGTAGATATATTCAGATACGAAAATACAAATTACACACATAAGGAGAATCAAAATCTCAGACATTGAAAATTTATTCATTATTTTGAGTTTTTAATTGAGTTATTAATGTCCTCTACTGTAATGAAAAATAAGTAGATTCCAATAAGATAGATAAAAAATTTTGTTAATCCAACACCAATCATAGTTTAATTTTTACTGATTAATGAATCAACTAGTACGTAGCTAAAGAATATAACGCCTAGTGATAAATTAACCTCAGAACTTATTCCTACTGATAGGCCTAGTCCAATGATTAGTTTAATAGCTTTTAAAGCATCACTAATGATTCGTTTTGACCAGAAATTATAATAGTTGTTCATATTATACGTTTAATGTTTATAAGCCTGTTGAACCAAAGCCTCCTGATCCTCTTTCAGTGTTTCTGTTAGGAAGCTCATCTACTTCTTCAATATCAAAGTAGCATACTGGGATCAAGACAAATTGTACAAGCTTTTGGCCTGTTGCTACAGTTTGATCTTTGTCAGATATATTTACCATGTGAAGATGTAACTCGCCCTCATAATCTTCGTCCACGACGCATGCACCAACTTGTAGACCTTGCTTGGTAGCTACACCTGATTTGTTGAATGCAATTAAAGCGTAGCCTCTTGGCACTTGCACCTTGATACCTGATGGGATCAATACAGACTGTCCTGGTTTTAAGACAGTTGTTTCAAAGTCCTCAGGCACATAGAAGTCGATACCGGCTGAAACGGAGGTGCCTCTATTTGGTGTTTTTACGTCTCGTAACTTTTGTACTTTCATTTTGAATAGCATTTTGATAGTCGTTTAGTGAAGCAATATAAGCTACACAATCTAATAGGTTGTCTTCTTTGTGATTGTAAGCCTGTCTCGACAACTTGAGCGCAATCATACAATTGTACATGTCGACTGCTGTCAACTCTTTACGGCTTAGCAACGATGCAATCTTGGCAGCTTCTTGCATACCTTCTTGCATTGGCCCATATTGACGGGCTTTCTCTTCAGATCTCTTGTAGATGATCTCGTTAGCTTGTTCTAGTATGTTCATAGGATAAATATAAAACAGATTGAGTAAATGATAAAATCATTCCCCTAAGTACTTAGTGATGTCGGTCTTGTCACCCCACTCTCTTTGAGAGTCAATGTCACTTGGCCTGATTGTTGGCTTAGGCATGTTTCTTGCAACGTTCCAGAACCAATCTCCTAATTGACCATACTTCTTCATATACTCCCAACCTTTAGCGTCGTAGGTTTTGATACAATCAAATGGAGTATCACTGTCACAGTCTTTCAAGAACTCTTTATGGTATGTATAGAATTTAGCTCGACCAAGTTCACCTGGTTGTACGTTTCTTGCAACAGCAACTGCACTAAAATCTACGTTAGGTAGCGCAATTTGAAGAGTTCTTGATAGAACTCCTGTAGAAAATACTGACCACATTCTTGGTATAACCTTGTCTTTGAATGCTTCATGAAAGATCTTAACTCCACCTGCTACTACTTGCTCGTGCTTAAGACCAAATGGTAGATATTTTGCGCCTATCTTTTGCGAGAACTCTTTTGCCCAACCGTTAATAGTTGGCATTGCTGGTGTTTTTATGAAGATAGGTGTTGCTCCATCTTCAATAACACGTAGTTGATGTTCAGACGCTTCTTTAGACGCAGGCATAAATAGTATAAGCTTCTTGTTGTACTTCTTTGCAAGATACGTTAGTGAGTAAGGAGCGTATCCTGTTCTAGGTGCAACATAAACTAAGGTGTCTTCTTTCACTTGACTAATCATGAAGTCACCCATCTTGGCTTTTGTGCCGTATTGAAAGTCGCCATCGTCTATAACATTATAGCCTTCAATTTGTTTTAGCTTAAACTCAAAGTCTGGCTTGTAGTCTTTCGTCATTTCAAGGTAGTAGTTTAGGTCTCTACCATCTGACATGTCTAGATTAGACTCGTCTGTCGCTTTATTTATGTACATATTATTTCAGTCTTTTAGAGAAGTCGTAGTATGTATCTAGACCCCAGGTCTGTTTCAATATAGAGTTGTTGTGCATTCTACGACCATTGTTCTTAATGATGTGATCGTCTGATTGATACTCTTGGAAGTAGCGTACAACGTCACAAGCACGACTATCTTCACAATCAATAGGGTTTAAGTTATACCTATTAGATAAAAACTGTAGCACTTCATTGATGTACTCGAACTCTTTTACTCTAGAGCTAACCTTTGGAAAGATAGCATTAATGCAACGAATAGCATTTGTGCCAGCGTACACCCAACCTTTTGGGTTAACGTAGTTAGGAAAATACTCTCCTAGGTCAGCTGCAAACGCAGTTAAAACAAAGTTCTGCTTCTTGAACCCAAGGTCTTTCAAGTATTGATTCCCTAGATCAGTTATTTGATAGATGTCGTACCTCTTAGTCTGAACAGCTTCAAAGATGTGTCTAACTAATCCTTCAGAGTAGTCTGTAATAAACTTTCTCAAGTGGCCACGAGTCTCACCTTCAAATGTAAACTGTGGTAGTAAGTAGCCTTTGTTATCTGTGAATGGTGTGATGCGGTTTCTAAGGTCTTCTTTCCATTCTGGCCATGTATATCGGTTCTTCAATATAGAATCTACGATCCAGAAGTTACCGAAGCCGTGCGTCCCTAATATGTCCTTGATGTGATCCTTCTTGTATCTTGGAACGTAGTTAATACCGGACCCTGCTAAACGAAACAAGTAAAACAACATGAACCAATCAAAGTCGTTTTTAATATCGTGATGTGAAAAGTGGCACCCCATTTTTCTTAGATCTTTTTCTTTATACCATACAGCTTCTGTAAATGCACAGAAGGCAGCGAATCTACGATGAGCCGTATCATAAATAGGCACATGATAGATAAGATCATCATTCACGTCTTCATACAAGTCACCTTCATAAGGTAGACCTAGACTACCATGTTGCTGCATTAATAGACTACGCTTATCGTATTCGTCTAGTGCTTCTAACAGCTTTTCGTTGATTATGAATTTCTGCATTAATTTACAATTATAGTTGTAGTAAACATGTAATGTTTCGGCTTCAAGTGTACAGATTGCTTAGGTTCCATGTACTCAAACATCTTCATACCATCTTCATCTACCCATTCATCTGGCCATTGTAGTGTATTAATGTCTGAGTTATTCATGATTCTATTTGCAATGTCTCTTAAGTGCATACGTTCTTGTCTTGTGCCAAAGTATGGTTGTTTGAGATACAAACCTGTACCAGGTAATTTACGACTTTCGTGCTCAACCGGAAGCAAATTAACTAGAGTTGCGTTGTTCAGTTTTTTAGAGAACTCAACATAACGTTTAAATAGTTCATCAGTCGCTGCTTCAGGATTTCTTTGTCTCATCAAGTGAAAACGTAGATCAATGTTACCAAAGTATAAAACGATCTCATCGTATTTACTGTTCCACTCTTCTACTAATGAGTCTGCATCTTTCAAAAAGCCGAACAAAGTTTTCCCGTCTGTTCTATCGAGACCATAGCCTGGCTTCCATACACTGAGTGAGTGTGAGTCACCTCTGACTA